CTATTTTAGGTGTTCTTTTTTTAAATAGACTTTGTAATTCTTTTAATTCATCATAAGTAGCATTACTGCCATTAGAAGGTGGTTTTGCAATAGATAGTTTTTTATAATCACCTTTATAATTCTTAACAGGTTTCTCATCTATCTTTGCGTGTCTTAAACCGTCTATATCTATGAAGTCTTTAAATCTCATCTTCTTCTTAATTTTCTTTCTGTAGCCATCCATCTTTTTGCTGTGTATGACCTAATTTTATTTCCTAATAATCTTCTTACTTCTTTACCAACTTTACTCATAACAATTGTTGTAAGTTCTCTATCATCTTTACTATTATCTACAACAACCATATTACCTATACCAAATAGATGTTGAAATCTTCCTATATTTGTTTGTACAGCTTCCCAAGATTTTCTTGTAATATATTCTGGTACACTTCTCTCTCTTTTAGAATTTCTTTCTAACGCAACATCTAAACTAGTATTAACAAATATCATATAACAATCATAACCTAATTGTCTTAACTCTGCAACTTGACTTTTAATCTTATCATAATCTCTACCTGTGCCATCAACTATCATACCTAATCTACCTTTGATTGATAAATCCATAATATTACCTGTTGTTGCCTTTGCTCTTGCTCTTATCATATCTCTAGCCTCTGCCTCACTATCTGGCATTTTAAGAGATAGATTATTTTTCTTTAATGCATTTTCAAAAGCATTATCAGAGTTAATCATTCTTAAACCTGTACCACCAAAAGCACTTCTGGTTACAAATGTTTTACCAGAACCTGGACCACCTGCAAGAAAAAATGCCTTGAATATATTAGGGTCATATAAACCCTCATTCAATTCTGTATATTTTATATCGTTAAATGATTTCATCTTTCTATTCTTTTTATAATTTTATTTGCTATAACTTCTGGTTCTGCACCCTCAGCTTTAATATTTATTAATTGGTCTTCATAATGTTTGATAACAGGACCTACTTGTCTTTCGTGTTCTTTTAATCTTTGTTTAATTGTTTCTGGTTTATCATCAGCTCTGCCTCTGGCCGTCAATCTTTTAATTACTTCTTGTTCAGAAACTTGTAAATTGATAATATAGTTATGTTCTATATTGTTCTTATCCATTGCTCTTACTTGTTCCATACTTCTAGGAAAACCATCAAATACATATCCGTTTCTTGCGTCTGGTTTTTTTAATCTATTCATAACCTCACGCATAACAATTTCTGTTGGCGCAAATTTACCTTGGTCTAATAATCTTTTTACTCTTCTTCCGTCTGGTGTATCTTTCTTTGATAAATCTCTCATCATATCACCAGTATAAATGTGTGGTATATTAAAGTGCTTTGTTATAAATTTAGAGTAAGTTGATTTACCTGAACCTGGTCCACCTATCATTATAATCTGCCAAGGTCCACCTTTTACTTCTCTTAAAAATCTCTCAACAAATTTCACTTTCTATAACCTGTGCCTTTCTGTCTATTGCACCATCTTTTTTGCCAAGCATAAACACTCATCTTACTACCAATAGTTTCAATAATATTATAATATCCATCTAATATAGCTATTGGTCTGAATGGTCTTAATTTCTTTTTAATTAAATCAATTGTGTCTGGTATAGTTCTCATTAATTCCAACCCTTTGGTAATGTAAAGTTTGTTCTACTAAATTCTAATCTATCAACTAGTTTAACTGCACCTGCAACTCTATCAACTGCCACATATCCTTCAGGAGCGGTAACTCTATAACCTTTTGATGTTCTAACAAAATGACCTATACTTTGTATTTGATTCATCTTTCTTAATAATGTATTCTTACAATTACCTAAAGTTATATGACTTGCGATTGCAAAATATAAAGCCGTTCTATTTCTTTTAATAAATGCGACACCATCTTTTTTTGCTTTGATATAAGGTGCTTTACCTCTATCAGTTTTTTTACTAGCAATCTCGTTATCTAATACGTTCTCGTAATACGTTTCAAATCTTTTTTGCATATCTCTTACTTTACCCATACTACCTTGCGTAGTTTTAATAAAGTGATTGAAGAAAGTTTTTAATCTAAAACCAACAGAAAATTGGTCTCTTGCTGAAGATGACATTTCGTTTAACATAGGCGCCGCTCTTGATAGAGAGCCCTCTGCCATTCTTATTTGTGCGTCAAACATTTTTAATTCACTAGCATTAAACATAACTGAACCTGATTTATCATTATATTGAGCAGACGCTAAAAATATATTTGAACCACCACTACCTCTGATAGTTCCAAAACCTGCTGATAAACTTTGCATATTTTTACCAGAATATGCCGTGTGAAATACAATCCCCATCTTGGCTCTGGCAATTTGTCTACCAATGCTACTATCTACCGGTACTGCATATGTAATAGTATTAGGTGTAAATGAAATCATTTTTTCTCCATCAATATTAACACCTTTTTTATCATCATCTGTAAATAATAGGTCGCCTTGTAATATGCCTTTGATAGGAAGTTTAGATAGAAACCTTAAACAGACTGCTAATTTATCTGCAACTGGACCTGAATGATTTTTTTTGATGTCTCTTAATGTGTAATTGATTTTAGGAGTTTTATTGAATACTGATTTAGTCCCAACAAAGAATTTATCGTTTTCTGGATTGATACCACAAACTATAGCAGGTGCTCCGTCCCATTTAACGGTCATATTAACTGCACCCTTACTATTACCGGCCAACATATTTCTGACCGATTTTAAAAAGTTGATTGCGTTATCGCCTCCCTTGGCACCGTTATTAATTATATCATCTTCTAGGTGTTCAAGGTGTGTGTTCTTATCTTGTGTAAAGAATCCTTTAAAACTAAACATTTGTTCTCCAATTTATCCATTTATATAATAATCACTTACCCATTAACAAATCATACAACTATTTATACTATGAAACCTTTATGAAAAAGGTAGAAATATCAGTATTTGACATAGCATATCTGACTATGACCCTTGATAGTTCATCAAGTTTGGCACCTTTATTTTGAGCATCAATTGTTTCTAAAAATAGTAAACTCATATATTTTGCAAAGTAAAATGACTGACTTCTATTCCTACCTTTATTTGTATAATTATCAGCTGCCTTTTTAAATTCTTCTTTAGAAAATACTTTTTGTCTTTCAATACCTGGTTTTTGTTTGTTAATAAACTTTGCATATAGTCTATACATTTTTTCAAAGTTACCATTCATATAACTAGTTTCTTTCCAATTTTTTCCTAAAATATTCACTTTACCAATAGATTTTTTAAATATCTTTTCTACATAGTGATTAATATTACCACCACCTATTTTACCTGCATAAGCATATTTACCTGTCATATTACCTTGCCATTGAGAGGTTACATTACTAGCTCTACATTGCATTGAACCACCATCATTAAAATGTAAGTAAATATCTGTTGAAGCAAAAAAATCTCCTGTCATACCAAAAGTAAAACCAGAAAATTTTGTATTATTATTATGTATTCTTTTTCTTGTATTAAATGGTGTTATAGTAGCACTACCACTACCAACTTTTTTTAATGATATACCTAAAGTATGGTCATCTGCTGTACTTCTAACTGCCTCTCGTAATTCAATCCACTCAATAGGTTCATCTTTGCCAGACGCAAAGGGTTTTTTATCAGTAGTTGGTTTTGTACTCATCCATATATCGCCAGGATTCCACTTATCATCATTAAAGGAACCAGGTGCTAAAGGTGGATTATTATTTTTCTTATCATAATCTTGAGCTTTCTTTTTATTTTCGTAAACAGCTTTCATATAAGGGGAATTTCTATGAAAATATACTTTTGAGGCACTTTTAAATGGTTTAGCATATGGTGAATTATAAATTGCGTTAGCTGATTTTATAAACACCTCTGTTTGTAACCAGTCTTCAGGACATTTTTCAATTAGTTCATTAGCTTTAAATCTACTTGTCTTATCAAAAGTAAAACAAAACTCTTGTTGTTTCTGTAAAACTTTTAACTCTGTATTTTTATTAGTTAATTTATCCGTTGATGTATTAAATAATATTGAAAGAAAATAACATTGTAGAGATTCTGTAATAGCAGTATCATCAGCACCACCACCAGAGCCTTTACCACCACCAAAGTCGGGGTCTTTAAAAAACTTACTTACTGGTTGTCTAGCGACTTCTTTTTTAGATGATTTTGAATTTGCATAAGATATAAAAAACTTATCATTTTTTTCTTTTATTAATTCAAGACCATATACTTTTTGACCCTTATCATTTGAGCCTAGTATAAATTCTCTTTTTTCTTTAATCTTATTATTAGTAATTTGTACATAGCCTTGACCTTTATAAATGCCATTGCTTGCTTTATAGTTTTCTTTAAATCTTTTTGGTAGTAATTGTCCCATATTCCCTCTCTACACTATTTAGGAGTATTTGGCAATACTCATTTTGGGTTGTATTTTAAACAAAGAAATGGTGGCACACCGCCATTGTTCTTCCAGACTTTATGTTTATTCTGAAAGTCAGCTATTTTTTGTGCGTCTTCTTCAAAAAAGTATTCATTGATAATAGAGTTAGTTGGTTTTTCAACTACCTGCCAAGCCATTTTTCTACCTCTCTTTACTAGATTAGTATGATATGATAGACCTTTCACTTCTCGTCCTCCTGGTTTTTTATCACCTTTATGAAATTTTACTTTTTGAGTTTTCTTTCTAGGCATTACAATTTAAAGTCGCTGAATTTATCATACGCAACTTCCTTTTGTTCTACTTCTTTTTGATTGCTGTCAACAATAGTTTGTGCTGATTGGCCTACATCATATAATCTCATCTTCGCTCTATCTACACCTACGATAAATGACCTGTTGACGCTTGGGTCATTGTATCTATTTTTAAGTTGTTTAATCTTCATCTGACCTAGAGCTTCTAACTCTTCAGTTGACATTAAAGCAAACATAAAATCTGCTGTTGCTGGTAAACCAAAACTTTCTGAAGTATCTTCTAAACCTATATCTGTTGCCGTATAACCAGTTCTTGTTGTTTGTGTGGCACTAAAGATTGGTACATTAAATTCTACTGCAAGACCTCTTAACTCTTCAGCTATTGCCTTGATATAAAAATAAGAACCTATATTACCACCTTTAAATCTACTTGAAGCACATATGTTTAGATAATCTATAAACACTATATCAGGTCTAAATGATTTCTTTAATGCAAGTTCATTTACTAATGCCTTAAAATGACCACTATGAGCAGACGCTGTTGGATATTCTTTGATAATTAATTTACCATAAGTCTTATCTGAAATCTTTTTAAGTTTGTTATCATACAAATCTTTTGGCATTACGTGTAGGTCATCCATAGAAACGTCTAATAAGTTTGCGTCTATTCTTTCTGCAATTCTTTCCTCTGCCATTTCTAAAGTAATATACAATACATTATAGCCTTGCGTTAAAAAGTTTGAAGCACAATGACACATAAACAAGGACTTACCAACACCGGTACCTGCTAGTGCAATATTCAATGTCTTCGCTGGTATACCACCTTTTGTAATTCTATTCATATAATCTAGGTCAAATTGAAACCTTTTCTCTTTTGTGTGATACCATTCGTATCTATTCTCTGCGTCATCTAGGTAATCGTGACCAATATGATTGTCAAAAGAAACTGCTAATGCGTCTGATAGAATACCAGGTATTGCCTCTGGTGTTTGTTTCTTATCTTTGCCATCTAGTATTTTAATACCACTTAATACTGCATTATGAACAGCACGGTCTTTACACCATTTTTCAGTAGTATCTAATAACCATTGTTCATCTGTTTCTTGGTCTGTGATAGTATTAATATAATCTTTTAGCTGTGTGTGTTCAGTATCGTTAATATCTTTTCTTGAATTAATCTCAATTAATATTGCGTCTTTTGTAGGAACATTATTATATTTTGTAATAAAATTAAATATAGTGGTAAAGATAACTTGTTCTATTCTGTTTGTAAAATACTCATCTTTAATAAAAGGCAATGCTTTTCTAGCATATTCCTCTTTGTAAAATAGATTACTTAATATGGTATTTTCTATTCTATCTTTCATTTAATATATCACCTGTTTTTAATTGTTCTTCTAATAACTCTAATAATATGTCGCCAATATAATTAATAAAATCCTTGTTATCGTATAATGCTATGTCTGTTGGATTTACTTTTATAGTATAATCAAACTTCATAGGCAAACGACCATCAGGAAGTTCTTCACTTTCTGGTGCAAAAGCAACTCTACCATAATGATAGATAACGCCTTTATACTTGCCCTCTAATAACTTTACACACGAATACTTATCGCCTTCTTTTTGTGCGAAAGCATATCTTTTAGGCTTCTTCGTCTTGTCCGTAGGTGAATTTTTGTTTTGTGTATTCATCTATCTTTGTTAATACCTCATCTGTAAAATATTTTTCTGGCTCTGAATTGATAGATTTACCAAACGCTTT